TAAGAAAGCGGCTATTGGTATTGGTATTCTCACTCTAGCTGCAGGAACTGCTTATGCGGGCTATGCGCTAAACAAGAGTGGTAAGCTTCCACTTTTAGACTTGGCTAAGAAATCTAACCCTGTCGCCGAAAAAACAATTCATAAACTCATGGAAGAGCCAACAGAAATTATTGTTGCTGCTCGGGGTCGCAATGTTGACTTTAGATTCATGAAAAAAGGCGGTCTTAAAGACGCCCTTCATGAGTATGACTTGGCCGGTTTTGAAAATCAACCAAATGAGTTTATGGCACGTTATGGTAAAAAGGGTTCTGAAAAGATTGCTGCTCGAATTATTGATCCTGAGGGTAGGAAAGATCATTCTGGAAGAGCCATTTCGCATGACATCATCATTCCACATGCGCAAGCGGCAAGCATTCAGACACCGCAAGACATTGTTACTAAAATCTGGCCTATGATTAAAGATGAGTACGATCAACTATACAACATTGATCCAATAAAGAATCGCTTCGAAGGAGGTGTATGAACCATGACAGACCTTTCTCATGCAACCAGCAGTCCCGGTTGGGTTATTGCTGCGATCCCAAAACAAGATGATTATTCGTGGAAAATCTCTTCTGAGAAGATCCCACACATGACCATCCTGTTTCTTGGTACTCCAGACTATTCTCCACAGGAAACCTTGGAACTACTTGGTTATTTAGCTCATGCAGCAAAGACGATGCTTCCGCCGTTTGGCCTTACCGTCGAACGCCGAGGAGAACTTGGTTCAGACCAGGCCGACGTTCTTTTCTTTGATAAGAATTTCGACCCAAGGATCACCGAATTTAGAAGCGCTCTTTTGAAGAATCGCAAGATTCAAGAAGCCGTTGCAAATGCAGAGCAGTACCCGCAATGGACCCCACATTTAACTTTGGGCTATCCAGAATCCCCAGCAAAAGAAGACAAACGAGATTACCCTGGCATTTCTTGGGTCAACTTCGATAAGATTGTTCTTTGGGTTAACGACTTTTCAGGGTACGAGATTCTGTTAGACCCCGAAGATGGAGATACAGTACTCATGAGTGAACTAACACACTTTGGTGTTCCTGGAATGAAGTGGGGTCATCGTAAAGCACAGGCAATTAATGCCACACTTATTGGCCCTAAGGCAAAAACACACTACAAGACTCCTCCTGTGAAACTCACGGATCAAGAGTTAATGCGCCGAATTGGTCGACTGCAGCAGGAAAAGCAGTACAATGAACTTAATAGAACCAGTATTCAAAAGGGCGTCGAGTCGACTAATAAATTGCTAGCTAACTCCGGAAAGACTGCCGTCGGAATCGCTCTTACAGCGGTTGGCGTATGGGGTGTTAAGAAGGCAATGGGTAAGGTTGTCGGAGAGACCACGATGAAGGAAATCTTCCCGAAGAAGAAGTAGGAGGTGCTATCTACGCATGACTTTGTCCAACACAGCTACACCAATTTATTACGGAAAGTTCCGGGACGCAGTTTTGCGTGGAGAAATTCCTGTTTGTCGTGAAATTGCAATGGAAATGAATCGTATTGACGCGCTCATTGCAAATCCGGCAATCTACTACGATGACGAGGCTATCAACGGCTTTATTCTATATTGCGAGAAAGAGCTTACACTAACCGACGGTGAAGATCTTACACTGCTCGAAACGTTCAAGTTGTGGGCGGAAGCCCTTTTAGCATGGTTCTACTTCGTCGAGATTACTGTCTATGAGCCAGGCGTTGATGGTCACGCTGGGCGATATGTCCGAAAGACCCTTAAGAAGCGCCTGATTCATAAGCAGTTCTTGATCGTTTCTCGTGGTTCAGCAAAGTCGATGTACGCCTCGTGTCTTCAGAGTTATTTCCTGAACGTTGACACATCTACAACGCACCAGATTACTGTTGCACCAACAATGAAACTTGCCGAAGAGGTAATTTCCCCGATTCGAACTTCTATCGTTCGAGCGCGCGGTCCACTCTTTAAGTTCTTGACAGAAGGTTCTATCCAGAATACCACGGGTTCAAGGGCTATGCGGGCTAAGTTGGTTCCAACTAAGAAGGGAATCGAGAATTTCTTAACCGGATCTTTAATTGAGATCCGACCTATGTCGATTGACAAACTACAGTCACTTCGTACAAAGATTGCAACTGTTGATGAGTGGCTTTCTGGAGATGTTCGAGAAGACGTCATTGGAGCCATTGAGCAAGGTTCTTCTAAAGTTGATGACTATGTAATCGTAGCCATGAGTTCAGAGGGTACTGTTCGTAATGGCAGTGGCGACGAGATTAAGTTGGAACTTGCCAACATTCTTAAGGGCGATTACAATGCGCCTCATGTTTCAATTTGGCACTACAAATTGGACGATGTAGAAGAAGTTGATAAACCGGAGATGTGGATAAAGGCTAGTCCTAATCTCGGAAAGACTGTGTCTTATGAGACGTATCAGTTAGATGTTGAACGCGCCGAGAAAGTACCTTCTGCACGCAATGACATTCTGGCGAAGCGGTTCGGCCTTCCTATGGAAGGCTATACGTACTACTTCACATACGAAGAAACGATTGCACACACACTACAAGAGTTCTGGGATCTCCCTTGCTCGTTAGGTGCAGACCTATCACAAGGCGACGATTTCTGCGCTTTTACATTCTTGTTCCCATTATCTAATGGGGCATTCGGGATTAAGACTCGATGCTACATTTCTTCACTTACTATGTCTAAACTGCCAACCGCAATGAGGAACAAGTATGAGACATTCCTTAAAGAAGGAAGTCTTCAAGTTCTTGAGTGCACAGTTCTTGACATGGATGAAGTCTATGATGATCTTGATAGTTTCATCATTGAGCAGCGGTATGACGTAAGAACTCTTGGGTTTGACCCGTATAATGCTAAAACTTTCGTCACCCGTTGGGAGAACGAGAACGGTCCGTATGGCATTGAAAAGGTTATTCAGGGTGTTAAGTCAGAAACTGTTCCTTTGGGGGAAATCAAGACCTTCAGTGAAGAGCGAATGCTTATCTTCGATCAGGAGATGATGACATTCACAATGGGCAACTGTATCACACTTGAGGATACCAACGGTAATCGCAAGTTACTTAAGAAACGCTATGCCCAGAAGATTGACAGTGTGTCGGCTCTTCTTGACGCATATATTGCATATAAAGCCAATAAGGATGCTTTCGAATAGGAGGTGACATGTCTGGTAACGAACTAACACATTTTGGTGTTCCCGGTATGAAGTGGGGACATCGTAAGGCTGTTATGACTTCTAGGCGAAACGCAGCAGCAGATTATAAGACTTCTAGAAAATTGGCGCGAACATCGCGTCCTGGAATTCGAAAAGAGCGAGCTGCAATCAAGAAACAAATTGATGAGCGGATGCAGAACGATCCCGAGTATGCAAAGAAGTTCAAGCGAATTCCAACAGATAAAGTACGAGCCGCTCAAATTGTTACGACAGTTGCTGTTGGGGCACTCGTTGTAGACTCATATCACCCGTTCATCATGAAAGCCGTTTACGCTGGAAATCGTAATCTAGTCAGTAACACGAATAAGGGTGCTGACTGGATGGCTAAGAAGATCCGAGAAGCAAAAGCTACAGCCCCAACTAATCCAAAGAAGTCTCCATATTGGAATGATATGGTCGTTAAGGGTTCTGGGGAATGGGTTGGCACGGCAATGGAACTGTATCGAGGACTATAAGGAGGTGACCTGTGCCGGTTAATGAACTAACACACTTTGGTGTTAAGGGTATGCGCTGGGGGCATGTTAAGCAAGAGCCAACAGGCACTGGTTTGCACCCCAGTAGTTCTAAAGCCACACCAAAAACCAAGCCTGAAAAAGTTCAGAAGGATGTTGTCGCAGAGCGTAAAGCAAAAGCCAAAGTCTTTTTCGATAAGGCTGATAAGGCGTCGGCTATTGCCAAAGATATCGAAACTCGTGGGTTTGAAAGTGACTTTCTGAAGCAGCAATATGGTAAGGGCGCCTCACTTAATGATAGATCGTTCTTCCTAGCATATGGAACGACCAAGGCTAATGCAGCTAAGGTTGCTGCAACAAACCAGAAAAATATTGCGGCGCAGCATAGAAAAGACGGCGTAGCAAAAGAGAACGGAAAACTTACAGCCGGGCAGAAAAAGGCCATAGTATACATTGCTGGAACAACGGCTTTGCTTGCTACGTATGGGGTTTTGCATTACAATGACATCAAAACGTTTAACGCTAAGCCTGGAAAAACTATTAGTGAGAACAACTTTACTAGACGCTATATCAAAGGTTCAAAAAAGCTTTTCGATAAAGGGTTTAGTTTAGATGACTTCAAAAACTTAGATGATAATGACATTAAGTTAAATGCTGGAACCGTGTTCGATAGGATTACAATTAATCCCAACGAAAATCTTGGACTTCGCACTTATGCTACGTTTCTTCAAGAAGATCTGAATAGGTATAAGGCCTTATATCCAGATACACTTCGTATGAGAACTGGTTCAAAAACTGTGCACGTTAGCTCATTAGTTTCTGGCGATGAAATAGTCTCACCATCAACAAAAAAGCGTGTTCAATTTCTTATTGATCTAATGGCTGACGATGTTCCAACTCCCACGTTGATGAACATGGAGTCTACCAAAAAGGGAAGAGCCCTTGTTGAGGATTTCCTTGCGAATCAAGTAGCAAAACCCTCATCCTACTACAAGAATTTAAGCGATGAAGAACTGGGTGCGAAGGCGTACAATCTCGTATCTAGAGGTTTAGTAGGTAATAGCAACCTTACGACAGCCTATTTCAACAAAGTTAAACAGGCCGGGTATAACGCAATTATGGATGACAACGATCTTGGTTTGCTTTCAGAAGCACCAATTATCTTACTTGATCCAGAAAAGCATATCAAGAGTAAAGCATCGACAATTCTCACAAAACAAATGGAGCGAGAGGCAAAAGCCAAGCTTGTCGAACTCCTATCTAGAAAAAAGTAAGGAGTGACATGAGTGAACTTACACACTTTGGTGTTCCAGGTATGAAGTGGGGGCATCGAAAAGCGCAGGCAGTAGCAGTTTCAAATGGTAGACCCGGTAAACCGACACAAGTAAGTCGAGAAAGCCGCGCTATTGCAAAGCGTGCAGAGTCTGTTAAGCGCGGAGATGCCTTAATTGCTAAATACGGAAGCGTTAATAAAGCTTACTTGGCTGTTGGGGTTAGGCGTGTTGCCGTCACCATGGCCAACGTTGGCGCCAACAACGTCGCCGCGAACATGACTCGTTCGAAGATTGAAAAAAAAGGCGAACTTTCAAAAATGGGTATTGGTATTAACATTGTAGCCAATAGTGCAAACATGGGTATGTTTGTTAAAGACGTGATTGACGCACGTAATATTCATCGTGCGAGTGTGGCTCGAGGTAACTGATGTCTGAACTTACACATTTCGGTGTTAAAGGTATGAAGTGGGGTGTTCATCGAGAGGCTAAGAAGGACGCCACCGAATTTGCTCGTGCTAAAATGTACTATGGCGAAGGCGCCGGAAATCGACGGAAACTAATTAAAGCTACCGTCGAAGCCAAGTCGAAAAAAGACCCCGTTTACAAAGCTGCTTTTGAGCAGCATCTTTCTAACCAGGATATGGCTAAGCGTGCTTCTGAGGCTCGAGGCAAACGAAGGCGTACCGATGCTGTAAAGGGAACGGCAAAAACAGCCAGAGGGATTAAGAATGCTCTCTATGGGAATGCTGCCTATGCATCTACAGCCGCGGTAGCACTTGTTGGCGCTTATGGTTTGGCTAAAAAGACCGGTTATGATCAGAAGATTGCCGCGCAGGGTAAGAAGGCCTACAATTTCATTAAGACGGAGGCTCGTGCGCTTAAAATTAAGCAGCAATTCAAGGACGCCGGCTGGTGAGTCAAATACGTATCTAGAAAGGAGGTGAATAGTGGCTGTATCTTTTGGAAAAAGGCTCTCTCACGCATGGAATGCTTTTACTGGAGATAACACTAATGGTTATTCTCTTGGACCAGCATACGGCATCCGCCCAGATAGGCCTCGACTCCGGGTTTCAAGCGAGAAGACCACGATCGCATCAATTTATACAAAAATGGCGATGGATGCATCATCCAACTCAATCCGTCATGTCAGGCTTGATGATAATGAACGTTATTTGGAAACTCTTCCCACGGGTTTAAACAATTGTTTGACCCTCGAGTCAAACATTGATCAGATTGCTCAGGCACTCTTCCAGGATGTTTTCCTTACTATGTTCGATAAAGGCGTTGTTGCTATCGTCCCTGTTGATACGACCATTAACCCTTCAGTTTCTGGTTCGTATGACATCAAGACATTCCGTGTAGGTGAGATTCTTCAGTGGTACCCAATGCATATCCGTGCTTTGGTTTATAACGAGAAGCTTGGTCGAAAAGTAGAAGTGCTCCTGCCAAAGTCGACTACCGCTATCATTGAAAACCCATTGTACATGGTTATGAATGAGCCCAACTCTACATTGCAGCGGCTAATTCGTAAACTCAGCATCCTTGATGCTGTTGACGAACAGACCGGTGCAGGCAAGTTGGATCTTATTGTGCAGTTGCCTTACGTGATCAAGACAGAGGCCCGCAGAAACGAAGCTGAAAAGCGCCGGACCGATATTGAGATGCAACTACGAGGCTCTAAGTTTGGCATTGCGTACACTGACGGAACAGAGCGTATCACACAGCTTAATCGACCTGTTGAAAACACGCTTGTTCCTCAGATTGCGGCATTAACGTCAGCTTTGTACACGCAACTTGGACTTTCTGAAGCGGTTCTTAACGGAACAGCAGGGGAATCCGAAATGCTTAATTACTACAACCGTACAATAGGTCCAATCCTTAGCGCTGTAGTAACAGAGATGTGCAGAAAGTTCCTTACAAAGACTGCTCGCTCTCAGAAGCAGGCAATTCTTTACTTCCGTGATCCCTTCAAGCTCGTTCCTGTATCTTCTCTGGCAGAGATTGCAGATAAGTTCACTCGAAACGAGATCTTGACTAGTAACGAGATTCGTTCCATCCTCGGTTATCGACCGTCTACAGACCCGAATGCCGACAAGCTACAGAACAAGAATCTTAATGCCGCGAATGGCACGGCTCCGCCGCCCGGCGATCCGTCGGCTCTTCCGTCTGGTGACCCCGCTCTTTCGCTGGCGCCAGCTTAGAAAGGAATTCAAAATGGAATGCGACTTTAGTGGCTATGTCACTAAGTACAACACTCCATGTACTGACGGTCTGAAGATCATGTCTGACGCGTTTAAGCACATGGATGGAAAGAAGGTGCCGCTCGTATGGCAGCACCAGCATAACAGCCCAGAGAACGTTCTTGGCTATACCGTACTTGAGCATCGTGCAGACGGTGTTTATGGCCGCGGTTTCTTCAACACAACGCCTATGGCAGTAACTACAAAGACTATGCTTCAGCATGGAGATGTTGAATCTATGTCTATTCATGCGAATCGCCTTGTGAAGCGCAGCAAGTCTGACGTTCAGCATGGCGATATCAAAGAAGTCAGTCTTGTTCTGGCTGGCGCAAACCCGGGTGCACTCATCGACTTTGTGGCATTTAGTCACGGGGACGAAGTTGAGGTTCTCGAGGATGAAGCTTTTATCTATACGGGGCTTGAGCTCGAGTACATGACTACCGACGAGGATTCGGTCGAGCATGCAGCCAAAACTAATCAAGGAGATACAACCGTGGCACCCACCGCAACCGCTTCCGACCAGGGAGAGACTGTTCAGGACGTGTTTGACACGCTGAGCGAGAAGCAGAAGAACGTTGTTTACTACCTCATCGGCCAGGCCGTTGATGGAGCCGATAACGCAGCCTCGCAGTCTGATGACGACGAGGATTACATCCAGCATGATGACCAGGAAGGACAGTACGTGACCCGCAACGTTTTCGAGGGCGATAGCATGACCGGCGCCCAGCAGGGCCCGACCCTGTCGCACGACCAGCTCAAGTCGATCATGGCCGACGCTAAGAAGTACGGTTCGTTCAAGGAGGCCTTCCTTGAGCACGCCGATGAGTACGGTATCACTAATATCGACTTCCTCTTCCCGGACGCCAAGACCATCACCGACAGCCCGACGTTTATTTCGCGTCGTATGGAGTGGGTCACGAGCTTCCTTGGTGGCACCACGCATACCCCGTTCGCCCGCATCAAGTCGATCCAGGCGGATATCACGGCGGCCGAGGCCCGCGCCAAGGGTTACACCAAGGGCGCTCGCAAGGTCGAGGAGGTCATTCGCCTTCTCAAGCGTGTCACCACGCCGACCACGGTCTACAAGAAGCAGAAGCTTGACCGTGACGACATCATCGACATCACCGACCTCGACGTTGTTGCCTGGCTCAAGGCTGAGATGCGTCTCATGCTTGACGAGGAGGTCGCTCGCGCCGGCCTGATTGGTGACGGTCGTCTCGCTGACGATCCCGACAAGATTGACGAGACCAACATCCGTCCGATCTACTCGGAGGACCCGCTTTACGCGATCCGTCACATCGTGGATTTCAGCACCACGACCGCCGAGATGGTTGACGAGGTTGTTGTTGCTCAGGCCGAGTACAAGGGTCAGGGCACCCCGAACTTCTACGCCACAAAGGCGACCATCACCTCGATGCTCCTCCTCCGCGACACGCTTGGTCGTCGTCTCTACGGCACCAAGGCTGAGCTTGCCTCGGCTATGGGCGTCAAGGACTGCATCGCCGTCGATCCAATGAGCGGTATCTCTCGCACGGACGCTACCGCTGGGCTCGTTAAACTCGTCGGTATCGTTGTCAACCCCGCGGACTACACCTTCGGCGCTGACAAGGGCGGGGCCATCGGTATGTTCGACGACTTCGACATCGACTACAACCAGCAGAAGTACCTCATCGAGACGCGCCTCTCGGGCGCCCTCAAGGAGCCGTACACCGCCGTGGTCATCGAGCAGAAGGCCGCCATCGCCGGCTAATAGCTACAGTTAAGGGGTGAGTCAAAATGGCACGGTTTGCTGGAGAGATCGGGTATTCCGAAAATGTTCAGACCGCCCCGGGGGTATGGAAGGCAAGCATAAGCAAACGCAACTATAAGGGGGACGTTCTTAGGAACAACCGCCAACTGGAAAGGTCAGACACAGTTAATGCTAACATTGCTGTTAATAACTCTTTCAGTATAGTTGCGGATGCTTATGCCTTCCAAAACTTCTTCAATATGCTTTACTTAAGGTGGCTTGGGACCAACTGGATCATCACAAATGTAGAGGTTCAGCGTCCCAGGCTCATCTTAACTATTGGAGGAGTTTACAATGGCAACACGGACTGAATTACACACGCTTTTGGTTGAATTGCTCGGCAATGAGAATGCTTATTTTCAACCGCCGTCAAACATTCAACTGAAGTACCCTTGTATTATCTATAACCGAAGTTATATATATCCCAAGTTCGCCGACAATATTGTGTATGGCACAAAGAAGCGTTACTCGGTCACGGTTATTGACCAAGATCCCGATAGTCCTATCCCCGACAAGATCGGAAGTCTGCCTTTGTGCCGGTTTGATCGACACTTCGTAGCAGATAACCTCAATCACGATGTATTCAACGTTTACTTCTAAGGAGTAAGAATGGTTAAGCTTATCTGGGACGCTCTGGATGATCGTCTCGTGGAGACGGGTGTCGAAAAGGGCGTCCTCTTCGTAGAAGGCGCTACTAAGGGCGTCGCATGGAACGGACTTACGGGGGTTACCGAGACGCCGTCTGGCGCCGAGACGACCGATCTGTATGCCGACAATCAGAAGTATGGTGGTCTTCAGTCTGCCGAGAAGTTCGGTGGAACGATCGAGGCGTATACCTTCCCCGATGAGTGGATGGAGTGCGACGGCTCTGTTGAGGTTGTCCCCGGACTGGTAGTTGGGCAGCAGCCTCGTAAGAGCTTTGACATGGCTTACCGTACCAACATCGAGAATGTTGCTGGTGGTGCCGGTTCCGGCTACAAGATTCATCTCGCATACGGATGTAAGGCTGCTCCTTCCGAGCGTCCTTACAAGACGGTTAACGATTCTCCTGAGGCGATGACCTTCAGCTGGACGTTTACCACCACACCTATTGCTCTGGATGGTCACAAGCCTACGGCGCTTCTCACAATCAACTCGACTAAGGTGACTCCGACGGCGCTTACAGCGCTTGAGAAGATCATCTATGGCGACGCGGCTACCGAGCCTCGTATGCCTACGCCTAACGAGGTTGTCACGCTCATCGGCACCCCGTAACACAAGACTAGGTGGGGCCCTTCGACCTCCTCCCGGGGGGCCCTGCCTTCTTGAGTAGAAAGAGCTACTATGCTCACAATTGAAGTACCAGAAGTAGAGTTGTTTGACGAGGAGACAGAGGAGTTCTCTACTCTTCCGGGTTGTACTTTGCTGCTTGAGCATTCCTTGATCTCTCTTTCAAAATGGGAGTCAATCTGGTGTAAACCGTTCTTGTCTAAAGTAGATAAGACAACGCCAGAAACTATAGACTACATTAAACACATGACAGTCTCCCGCGGAATCGATCCAGAGGTATACACACGGTTGCCAGATGAAGTGGTTCAGCAGGTTAAAGACTATATTGCTGCACCTATGACAGCAACCACTTTTGTTGAGAGCAAATCTTCTGCTGGTCGTGAGATTGTCACTGCTGAAATCATCTACTATTGGATGTTTAGCTTTAATATTCCAATTGAGTTAGAAAAGTGGCATTTAAACAGACTTCTCACCCTAATTCGGGTGTGCAATATCAAGAACTCTAATCCAAAGAAGCAAGGGATGAGAGAAACCTTGACACAGTATCGTGATATTAACGCCCAGCGCCGAGCGGCATTGGGTACTAAGGGCTAAAACAAAGGAGCAGCATGTCGTACACACTTGAAAATTCGATTAGGGCCACCGCATTCACCCGTGGTCGCGCTGGACATTCCATCCAGTACATCATTATTCACCACTGGGGTGATCCTGCACAGAACCCGCAGTTTGATAGCATTGTTTCTTACTTTGCTCGCGGCGGGAATAAGACCAGTGCGCACTACATTGTTGAGGCCGGGCGCGTAGCGCAGATGGTTTCTGACAGTGATACTGCATACGCTGCTGGTAACTGGCCCATGAACCTCAAGTCCATTAATCTCGAGTGCAACCCCCGCGCGTCCGACGAGGACAAGAAGACTATTTGCGAACTCATTGCAAACCTTCGCGCCGTTCACGGTAACGTTCCGATCATCGGGCATCAGGATGTTGTTCCTACGGACTGCCCCGGACGTTACTACCCGCCGAATCAGACCCTTGCCCCATGGCTTGGTTCTTCGGCGTCCACCCCTGCTGCACCTCCTTCCGGTGATCTCAACGCCCTTGCTGACGCTGTACTCCGTGGAGAGTATGGTAACGGCGATGAGCGAAAGAGGCGTCTTGGCTCCAACTATGCAGCTGTTCAGGCGATTGTCAACCAGAAGCTCGGTGCGGGTTCTGCGCCGGCTCCGGCTCCAGCAGCACCAGCGGTCGATCTCAACGCCCTCGCGGATGCTGTTATCCGTGGTGAGTATGGTAACGGCGACGATCGTAGGAATCGTCTCGGCGCTAACTACGATGCTGTACAGAATCTTGTCAACCGTAAGCTTCAAGGAGCACCAGCGGCTGGTCCGGATCTTAATGCTCTGGCTGACGCTGTTATTCGTGGTGAGTATGGTAATGGCGATGAGCGCAAGAGGCGACTCGGAGCTAATTACGCTGCCGTTCAGGCATTAGTGAATCGTAAACTTCGCTGATAGGATAAATATGTTAACGGTTGAGGTAAAGGGTGACTTCTCTAAGACTAGACGTTTCTTCAAGAACGCGCTTAATAATCGCATACTAAACTCTCTTGATGCTTACGGTAGATCTGGAGTAGTCGCCCTTGCCTCGGCCACACCAGTGGCAACAGGCCTTACGGCGCAGTCCTGGTCTTATACCATTGTTGCTCAAAATGGCAGTTATCGCATCAACTGGTTCAATTCACACCTTGAAGACGGGGTTTCTGTAGCTATTCTTCTCCAATACGGGCACGGGACTCGGAATGGGGGATACGTCCAAGGGCGGGATTACATCAACCCTGCTCTTAAACCCATTTTTGATAAGATCGCAAACGATGCCTGGAAGGCGGTGACTACTGGATGAGTAACACTATTGATGAGCGCGTAGCGTCAATGAAGTTTGATAACCGCCAGTTTGAAAGCGGCATCAAGCAGAGCAATGACTCAATTGACAAACTCAATAAGAGTCTTAAACTCGAGAATGCTTCGAAAGGTTTCGGAGATTTAGATAAGGCCTCTAAGGGTGTTTCCTTTGCCGGTATCTCGGCTGGTATTCAGGCGTTGAACGATAGATTCTCCACAATGGGCATCGCTGGCATGGCGGCAATTGCGAACATTTCTAACATGGCAGTGAATGCCGGGATTAATCTTGCTAAGGCGCTAACAATTGACCCAATGAAGACAGGTCTGCAAGAGTATGAGACGCAGTTGAACGCGGTTCAGACAATTCTTGCCAACACGCAGAGCAAAGGCACAAACATCAAAGATGTTAATGCGGCTCTTGCTGAGTTGAACACTTACGCAGATAAGACCATCTATAACTTTACCGAGATGACAAGAAACATCGGTACCTTCACGGCTGCCGGTGTTGACCTGAAGACATCGACAAAGGACATCAAGGGTATTGCTAACCTCGCCGCTTTATCTGGGTCAAACTCCCAGCAAGCGTCTACAGCGATGTATCAGTTGTCGCAGGCCGTTTCAACCGGTACAGTAAAACTTATGGACTGGAACTCTGTTGTAAATGCTGGTATGGGCGGCGAGGTTTTCCAGACAGCACTTAAGAACACTGCTCGCAACCAGGGTATTGCTGTCGATAGCATGATCAAGAAAAATGGTTCTTTCCGTGAGTCTTTACAGGAGGGCTGGCTTACTGCTGACGTCCTTAATAAGACACTTGAGCAGTTTACTGGTGATCTTAGTGTTGAGCAGATTAAGCAAAAGGGATACACGCAGGCCCAAGCTGAAGAGATCTTCAAAATGGGACAAACCGCTAAGGATGCAGCAACAAAGGTTAAGACGTTCACCCAGTTACAGGACACGCTTAAAGAAGCGGTTCAGTCTGGTTGGGCTCAGACCTGGCAGACCATCATTGGCGACTTTGACCAGGCAAAGGAACTCTGGACTCATGTAAGCGACGTTCTTGGTGGGATGGTTGGCGCGTCTTCAGATCTTCGTAACAACCTTCTAAAGGGTTGGGCTGATCTTGGTGGGCAGCAGATTCTTATTGATGCTTTTGCTGCGGCATTCGACGCTGTAATGGACATTGTGAAAGCGCTAAAAGAGGCCTTCTCTGAGTTATTCCCACCAATGACTGCCAAGGACTTAATCTCTATTTCTAACACGTTACGAGATTTTGCCCTAGGTCTAAAATTAAGTGAAGATAACTTAGATAAGTTGAAGCGCACCTTCAAGGGTGCCTTTGCCGTTCTTGATATTGGTAAGAATCTACTCCAGGTGCTTGGCAAGGGGATAGGCGATCTATTTTCAAAACTTGCCCCCGGAGGAAATTCCATTCTTACCTTGACCGCTCGCCTTGGCGACTGGCTTGTTAAGATTGATCAACTCGCTTATGCCTATGACGTTTTCGGTAACGGTCTTTATTACGTTGAAAAGGTCGTCGGTAAGATCTCGAGTGTTCTTAAAAGGTTCGTCGATTATATTGTTGGTATTGGCGCGGCTATCGCTGGCGCAGATACAAGTGGTGTAACCGGGTTCATCGAGAAACTTAAAGCTCGATTCCAGCCCCTCACAAAGTTGGGGGATGATATTTCGCGTATCGTAAACTGGATCGGTGACAAAGTCAAGGCTGTTGC